TGGAAGCGTTATGCCTAACTTTACTCACTCAATGAACATAGCTAGACGACATTGCTTGCCTGCCGAGGTTTATCACAACGCCCGAATCTTTGCGGCGTTAAATTCGTTTTTTAACCAAATCAAAACCAATGCCAACAAAGCTATTTGAAAAAGGTAATCCAGGTGGCCCAGGTCGCCCCAAGGGTTCACGTAACAAGCTTACAGAGGACTTTATCTCTGACGTTTACGCGCATTGGCAAGATACGGGCAAAGAAGCTGTTATCCAGATGCAGCAAGAGGACAATACGCAATTCGTGAGAATGGTTGCCTCATTACTTCCCAAAGACCACAACATCAAGCTAGACGACTTTGACGACTTGCCAATAGATGAACTCATTAGACGCGCAAACACACTCGCAACAAGCCTCGGAATACTTGGCGCTGCTGAACGCGATCAAGCGCAGGCAGGACAGGAACAAACTCACTAACTATTTGCCATACCCAAAGCAACGGGAATTCCACAAGAACGGCGCATTGTATAACGAGCGTTTGTTCATGGCGGGTAACCAGCTTGGCAAGACGTTAGCGGGAGGCGCTGAGGTTGCTTATCACCTCACTGGTTTATATCCCGATTGGTGGGAAGGTTTGAGGTTTGAAGAACCCCCGCTTATTTGGGCTTCTGGCGTTACATCAGAAACAACGAGAGACAATCCCCAACGGGTTCTATTAGGCCCGCCAGCGAATGAAAGCGAATGGGGTACGGGTTGGATACCAGGCGACCACGTAACGAACACCACAAGGGCGCTAGGCGTTGCGAACCTGTTAGACAACATTCAGGTCAAGCACGTCAACGGAACGGCTCAATGCTCGTTTAAGGCTTACGAGAAAGGCCGAGAGAAATGGCAGGGGCCAACAGTTCATCTGGTCTGGTTCGACGAAGAACCCCCCGCAGACATTTACTCAGAGGGCAAGACCCGAACGAATGCTAAAGGGGTTCACACAATGATTACAGCAACCCCACTTAAAGGCATGACTGAGGTAATCCGGAGCTTTATGAATGACTAAAGCCGTCACCTCAATGACCATTCACGATGTAGACCACTACACCGAGGAAGAACGTCAAACGATTATCGACTCTTATCCAAGCCATGAACGAAAGGCGAGGGCGGAGGGAATACCACAACTAGGCTCTGGCCGAATCTTTCCGATTGACGAGGATTTCCTTAAAGAACCAGCGCCGATTCTAGCGACTGAATGGGCAAGGATTGCGGGTATCGACTTTGGTTGGGATCACCCTAGTGCAGTTGTTTGGATAGCCTGGGACAGAGATGCAGACGTGTATCACCTTTACGACTGCTACAAGCAAAAAGAACAAACGCCAGTGATTCACGCGGCAGCAATGAAGCCACGAGGCGAATGGATACCAGTTGCATGGCCTCACGATGGCTATCAACACGACAAGGGTTCCGGCAAGGCTTTACGCGATCAGTACAAAGACCAAGGCGTGAATATGCTTGATGAACATGCGACATGGGAATCAGGCGGCAACGGTGTAGAGGCAGGGATTCAAATGATGATGGATCTCATGCAGACCGGCAGGCTCAAGGTAGCCGAACACCTTCACGAATGGTTTGCAGAGTTCCGGCTCTATCACCGCAAAGACGGAAAGATTGTTAAAGAATACGACGACCTCATGGCGGCCACACGATACGCCTTAATGATGATGCGACACGCATCGACAGCACCTAGCGAGAACACACTAGAGTTTACATCTGAATGGTAAAGCGCACTAAAAAACAAAGAGAAGGCATCTTAGACGAAGCTTTAAAGCGGTTTGAAACTGCTAAAGAGGCTTGGTCTGAGGTGTTTTCTGCTGCGGCTGACGACATTCGTTTTGTAGATGCTGTTGATGGTCAGTGGGATGAGCAAACCCGACAAGTGCGTCAGAAACGCCCCACGATGACTTTTGACAAGATAAGCGGCGCGGTGGATCAGGTGGTGGGTAATCACTTGCAAAACCGCCCTGCTGTCAAGGTTAGGGGCGCGGAAGACGACGATGCGGACACGGCGGAAATATACGAAGGTTTAATCCGTCAGATTGAGAAGCGCGGCGAAGCGGCATACAAGAACGGCTTCAAGTACACCGTAAAGGGTGGCTATGGCGCTTGGAGAGTTCGCCACGATTATTTAGATGATGATTCTGTTCATCAGGACATTATCTTGGACGAGGTGAAGAACCCCTTTTCTGTATTGGTTGACCCAATTATCCAGGTTCAGCCTATCAATCGAATGCGATATGGCTACGTCTTTGACGATATGCCAAAAGACGAGTTCGAGAAAGAATATCCGAAGGCTAAGAGCGGAATGTCAGAGGGCTTTGAGTTCACTGGCAACAAGCGCGAATGGATGAACGATGACACTGTGCGGGTTTGTGAATATTACCGCATTGTTGAGGATGGCGAGAAAACGATCCACCTTCTGAGCGATGGCCGACAGGTTGCGGAAGATGAAGACTTTGATTTGGTTCTCGATGAGCTAGAAATGGCTGGAATCAGTATCGTTAAGTCTCGAACGGTTCCTAACAAGCGTTTAGAACACTTCAAGATGACCGCCTGCGAGATTCTTGAGGAGGTCGATTCAATTGGCAAGTATGTCCCTTTAGTGCCTGTATTCGGCAAGAATTCCATTGTTGACGGTGAGTTTGTCTCACGCGGTTTGGTACGAAAGGGCAAGGACGCGCAACGCTTATATAACTATGAGCGCAGCACCTACGTTGAAACGGTAGCACTACAGCCTAAGCAGCCATACATGGCAACGCCTGCGATGATCAAGGGCCATGAGAACCGCTGGAAGTCCATTAACACATCGAACGACCCTGTAATGTTGTTCAACTTCGACCAAGGCAACAAGCCCTTTAGAGAAGCCCCTGCACAGCCTAGCGGCGCATTGCTCACAGGCTTGCAAATATCCTCTGATGACATTAAATCGACTACAGGCATCTATGACGCATCATTAGGCGCAAGGTCTAACGAAACATCAGGACGGGCTATCCGTGAACGTAAAGCGGAAGGCTCAACAGCGACTTATGAATTTACCGACGAACTGACAGAGGCTATCGAACACACTGGCCGGATATTCGTTGACCTAATACCAAAGGTCTATGACGGAACCCGTCAGATTCGCATTTTAGGCGAAGATAATGCTGAACAGGTCGAGAAGATCAACCAGCCTATCAAAGACAACCAATCAGGCGAGGTCATCACGTTAAACGACCTTTCTCGCGGTAAATACGACGTAAAGATCACGGTCGGCCCTGCTTACTCAACCAGGCGTTCAGAAACAGCCGAGCAGCTAGGCCAGATCATTGCTCAGAACCCTCAAATGGCTCAAATCATTGGCGATGTTTACTACCAATCGCTTGATTTAGTCGGCGCTGACGAACTGGTTAAGCGGACGCGGAAGATCGGCATTAAACAAGGCTTCATCGACCCCAACGACGAAGAACAGCAGGAAATGGCGGCTCAAAACCAAGGCCAACAGCAAGCGCAGCAAGCACAGCAACAAATGGCGATGCAGTTGCAGCAACTTGAACTAGCCAAAGGTCAAGTGGAATTAGCTAACGAGCAAGCAGAAGTAAAAGAGACGCAGACGAAAGCGATGCTCAATCAAGCGCAGACCATGTTGGCGCAAGCCAAAGCGCAGACCGAAATGAGCAAGCCTAAATTTGTATATGACCCTAATTCTGGCGCTCTGAGGGCGGCTAATGCCGCTCGTTAGTTTTCAAGGGGATATTATTGATTTCCCAGATGCTATGGGAGCGAATGAAATACAGGACGTTCTAGGCGCATATGCGTCTATGGGTCAGGCGGTAGGCGAAACAGCTTTAACAATGGGCAGTTCTATGATTGCGGAGCCTATTGCTGGTCTTACGGGCCTAGTTACAGGCGATGCGGATGCTGTCGGCGGGATGATGCAGCGGATGACCTATCAGCCAAGAACGCCAGCAGGTCAGAAGGCCATGCAGCGCATATATGAAGGTATGCAATCGGGCGTTGAGGCTATTGGAGCGGAACATTTGCCAGGTTATTGGCGTGATCGAGTTGTTCCAGCCTTGCAAGAACACACAGGAACGGTTGGCGGCGCAGCATTGGGCGCGGCTGGATTGGCCGCATTGGTTGGAATTATGGAAATGGGCGGCGTGAAGGGATCGGCGGCGCGAAGGATGGCACCTAGCGAGTTTGATCAGCGAGGAATATTCGCGGGAACAGGCGCGAGAAACGCAGATATTGTTGCGCTACAGAAGGCGCAAAAGATGGCATCTGATGGCGTAGACCGAGGAACTATCTGGAAGGATACGGGATGGTTCAATGACGCGGATGGTAATTGGAAATTTGAAATTGATGATAGCCAGCGAAGTTATAAGCCGCAAAGGGATGCTCACCCTATAGACATTAACAGGGCGCAGTCAGGGCTAATTGAGGCAAAGCAGAACCTAAAAGATTTTGTTAGCGAAAACAAAGATAAATATATAAACGGAACGCCTGAAGAAAAAGAAATCCTCAAGATTAAAACATCCAAACTGCAAGATAACATAAACAGGAAAAGGGAATTTCTCGAAGATGTTCATGGCGGTATTGACGAGGTGGTTGTTGGCGATGCGTTGGCGGCCAATGTGGTTGAAGAGTACCCCATTCTCAACGAAATGAGCTTAACACAAAGAGAACTGCCTACCAGTCTTCGCGGCGGATATGACGGGGGCGATGTGCTAATAAATAAAGCTAGAAATTTAACTGATCAAGAGTCAACGCTTTTCCATGAGATACAGCATGGTATTCAAGAGCAAGAGGGTTTTGCTAGGGGCGGCGGTGCTGAAATGTTTACTGGCGATCTAGTAAAAACTAGAGATGCAGCACGAAATGAGATTGCCAAAATAAACGCTAAGTTAAGCGAAAACTCAGGGCTTAGACATGAAATAGGTCTTTCAGACCCATTGCAGACGCAAAAATTAAAAGCGGAATATGCTGATCTTTTAAGCCAAAGGGAGAAGTTTATTCCTGATGCTCAAATTGAGGTTTCTGACGTTGCTTTTGACAAATATCAAAAGTTAGCAGGCGAAGCAGAAGCTAGAAACGTGCAGACAAGATTGAACATGAACGAGGCAGAGAGAAAAGCTTTGCCGCCTTGGGAGACGTTAGACGTACCCGAGGACGAATTAATCTTTATTAAGTAGACCAGTTTTAACCCATTCGGGTTCTAAGGCTTACCTCTAGCCTATAGAGGGAACATTCGTGGAGACGTTACTTGTGAGTGAAGTTGAGGCTAATGAGCCATCGGCGATTCCCGCCGTTCAAGAGGAAAGCACTACCAGCCCCGAAGTCGTGAAAGAAGTAGAGACAGAGGAGGCGAAAGCGCCGACAGATTCAAACGAATCAGAAGCGCCATCCGGTGAAACTGAAACCACCGAAACGGACGAACCAGAGAAGAAAAAGAACTCTTTTCAGGAACGTATTTCAGAACTCAATCGACAGAAGAAAGAAGCACAGCAACACGCTGAGGAAATGGAGAGACGCGCCAGATCGTTAGAGGAGCGTTTAGCTAGTTCAACTCAAGAAGATGAGCCTTACCCCACGTTAGAAGCCTATGGCTATGACGAGCAGGCTTATCAAAAGGCATTGGTGGACTATACGACTTCTCGAAGTCAACGAGCCTATCAGCAAGCCCGACTTGAGGAAGAACAAGGCTTACTCCAAGAAGCAAGACAACGCCAACAGCAATACATGGTTCAGACGTTCGCAGAGCGTTCTAACACTTTTGCTGAAACGCAACCCGATTTCAACGCAAAACTAAGCGACCCCAACTTTGTGCAGACCTTTAAACAGTCTCCATCGGTTCAGGAAGCGGTTTTAACAAGCGATAACGGGCCAGCAATGGCGTATTACTTAGCATCAAATCCTCAAGTGGCTCAAGAGATTGCGAGCTTATCCCCCGTTATGGCGGGCATGAAGTTAGCAGGCATCGAAAGCAAGTTGTCCGCTCCTGTTTCTGTCAAACCAACAAATACGCCCGAACCCATTAAGCCTGTCACTCCTGGCGGCAAGGTGGACAAAGATCCAGAGTCAATGACCCCGAAGGAATACGTGGCATGGCGAAGGAAGCAA